AGTCGGAGCAGCGAAGCATTACAACAAAGTAGAGAGAGGCTGTAGATGGTGCTTGGGAACAAAGAAGGCTGGACGCCCCTTAACATGCTCTCTTTTCCATTGATCCTTCATAGCATCTTCACTTTTTATCCAACCATGGACAAAAGTTTGACGGTTTTCAATGGTCACGAGAACAAATATTTTGCCTGGCTTTTCATCTAATTGAACCACTAAATCATAGTAGTGGCGAGCACGAGTTTTAACGTCAATATTGGGAGGCAAGTCTGCGGAGCCTCTTTTGGCCATGGTTTCCTGATAGAGGAAGTGTTCCATGTCGAGAAGGGCGGCGACGGCCATCTCACCAGCGGCGCCGAGGAGATGGAGGCGAAGGGCTTCGCTTCCTGAGGCAGGGCCATTGTTTCTGCCTTTAAGGCCGAGGGCAGAGTTGACGGCCTGACGACGATGGGCTTCGGCGTAAACGGCTTTGCGCTGTTCGTCGCTGAAGGCAAAACGCAGAGGGCTAGCCATACTGGCCATAACAACCGAGCCAATGTAGCCAGCTTTTAGAATAAAAGCAATACATGATGGCCTTAAGGAAATCGATGGATAACGAAGCAGTGGATCTGGGGCACGTCGGAGCTGGCGGCATTCGTGCTGATGGCTTGCAGAACGTGCTCATTGGCATGGGAACTAGCAGGGACAAGGGGCAATACACCAAGACAACAGCTACAATTTTTCTAACGCAAGAAGAGCTGGAAAACCTTTATGGCGAATGGCTTCCTCGTCGCATTGTTGACATTTATGCTGACCAAGCCACTCGGAAAGGCTTCAAAGTATTGTTTGGCGGAGACGGCGTTAGAGCCGAAGAAGTGCAGGGTATTGAGCAAGTAATCGAAGATTTATACATTCTTGAGCATTTAAACTTGGCGGCGAAGAATTCTCGTCTATATGGAGGCGCCTGTTTGCTTCTGTTCATTGATGATGGACGCCCCGCTTATATGCCTGTTGATAAAAGAAACATTCGTCGCATTGAAGAAATTGAATGTCTTGATCGGTGGCAAATTGCTCCGGTTATTACTGAAGAAAACCTATACGACTATTCAAAGGCAACATACTACCAAATTATTTCCGGCGATTTAATTAACGAACCCACGTTGTCCTACATCCATAGGGACAGGATTTTGAGGTTTGATGGAGATTGGCTGCCCTATCGGATTAGGCAGCGGAACTATGGCTGGGGCATGAGCAGTTTGCAAACTGTGTATGACAGCTTCCGCCACTATTGGACTGGTCTGAACTCAGCGGCCACGTTGCTCACCGAGTTTGATATTTTTGTGCATAAAGTGAAGGGGCTTGCGGCGATGCTGGCAGCCGGAAAGGAAGGCGCTGTCAGAGATAGGCTGCAAGTGAATGATATGAGCAAGAGCATTTATCGCGGCTATGCGATTGATGCGGAGAAGGAAGAGCTTGAATTTATTAGTCGTAATTTTGGCGGCATTGGAGAAGTGTTGGAGAAGCTGCGCGTGGATATTATTGGCGCTAGTAAAATTCCTCATACCGTGCTATTTGGCGAAAGCCCGAGTGGACTTGGTTCCACTGGCCGTAGTGAAGAGCGTGATTTTGCCAAGACACTGGCTGACTATCAGAGCGTCCATTTCAAGCGGCCAATTAAAAAGCTGATGGAATACATCATGCTGAGCAAGGAAGGTCCGACGAACGGAAAGCTGCCTGAGTCGTGGCGCATTTCCTTCAACCCATTGTTTGAACTAAATGAGCGGGAAATGGCGGACGTGCGGGCGCGTGTGGCGGCTGTAGATGGCCGTTACATCCAGCTTGGCGTGCTGAGTCCGAAGGAAGTGGCGGACGCCCGTTACGGCGGTTCTGAGTGGAGCATGGAGCTTACCCTCGATCCAACTGTCATTCGCGAACTTCCCGCTCAAGGTGGGGGTGGTTCCACTCAAGGGCGGGGTGGTTTTGCTGTGCCGCCTGGTGGTCGCGATCCAATGAATGAGGAGAATGGCACGTTACCGATGGATGGAAGTCGTGAAGTGGAAGATTCGGCTGGTTTGTTTCTGCCCCGCGATCTTGAGAAAGTGCGTGGCGACGTGAAATTCACAGACAAGGAGCTGCATTCTCGTGCTGTTAGCGCAGCCAAAGCGAAGTTCAAAGTGTGGCCTTCGGCTTACGCCAGCGGCTATGTGGTGCAGCAATATAAGCAAATGTTCAAGAAGAAGCACGGTTCATTGAGCGGCGCTTTTAAAGGAGACGAAGGTGAAATCCATGCCGATGATCTTGAGCAATGGTTTAAAGAAGAGTGGGTGAGGATTGGCGCCAATGGCGAAATCATGGGGCCATGCGGCGGACGTGAAGAAAAAGAGGGCAAGCCAAAGTGTTTGCCTAAGGCCAAGGCTCAGGCTATGAGCAAAGAAGAACGGCAAACAATTGTTGCTCGCAAGCGCAAGGCAGATCCTGATCCAGAGCGCCGTGGTCCGGCGAAGATGGTTAGCAGCAAAGTGGATGCTCAAAATCCCAATGCCCACGTTTACAAAACGCAAGAAGAAGCCGAGGCCACTGCCGCCAGGATTGGCTGCGAAGGTTTCCATGTGGAGCAAACAGAGGATGGCCCCATCTACATGCCATGCTCCACTCATTCCATTTTTGAGAAGAAGCACGAAGAATTTCTTGCTCAAAAGCAAGATGCAATTGAACCGCTAAAAACCAGTGGCTTAGTGTTGGGAGACGTGGATGAGGCTTCGTTGATTTCCGACGAGGACATTGACGCCGCATTGAATCAATGGAAGCAAGAAGCGCCGGAACGATTTAAGGACATTCTGGAGGCCGAGGATGTCCAGCCTTAATCCTCTTTCAGAATTTTCCGCTTCCATTGTTCGCTTTGATGCGGAATGGAACTACGACCCAATTAGCGGACGTTATCGCGGAGCAAATGGACGCTTTCTTTCTCAATCTGCCGTGGAGGCTTTAGTCGATGGTCGCATTTCTAATCTTGGTCGGCTCCTACGCCGCTATACAAATATGCTTGATCGTGGCGATATCACGCTGGATCAGTGGCAAGAAAGTGTTCGGCAGGCGCTGAAGCTTGCCCATGTGCAAGCTGCAATGATTGGTAGCGGCGGGCGTAATAGCATGACGCCAGTGGAATGGGGTCGTATCGGCCAGAGGCTTCGTGCTGAATACCGTTATTTGGAAGTTTTTGCTCGCGATTTGTTGGCCGGTAGCGTATCTACTCCCATGGCTCTTGCTCGTATTGGGATGTATGCTGAAAGTGTGCGAGGTGCTTACTGGGAAGGCACGTCCATGCGGCAAGAGCGGCAAGGATATAGCCTGATGCGGCGCATCCTTGACAGTCAGGCGAAGCATTGCCAGGACTGCCTGGACTATGCAGCGCGAGGCGTTGTGCCAATTGGTAGCTTGCCGCTGCCTGGGCAGCGCTGTGCGTGTCGCTCCAATTGTAAATGTAGGGTAAAGTATCTGCGTCAGCAAGCGCCTGTCGTGGCGGTTTAGTTATGGATGTGTTGATTGGAAGCACCGGCCTGATTGGCGGCATTCTCCAGGAACACCAGCAATTCAACCATTCGTACAATTCCAGCAATCTGCATCGTGCCACGCTATTAAACGGCACGATTGACAAGCTTTACTTGGCATGCTTGCCGGCGGAGAAGTGGAAGGCCAATCAAGATCCGGCGAAAGATTTCTTCAATATGCAAGAAATTGCCGCCACTATTCGCCCCTGGGAAGTGAGGGAAGTTATTCTCTATTCCACCATTGACATTTATAAACATTCCTTTGGCACTTTGGACTATGGGCGCGTAAGGCGCATTTTTGAGCTGCTGGTGAAGGCGATGTTTCCCAATAGCGTTGTAAAAATTATTCGTCTTCCCGCATTGTTCCATAAGCGCATCAAGAAAAACGTTTTGTTTGATCTGCTAAACAATAACAATGTTGAGCAAATCAATGGCAATTCCGCCTATCAATGGTACGATCTGAACGATTTATGGCAAGATACTTTGGCAATCCAAGAGGCTGGTATTTACGATTTATTTTCCGAACCCATTGAAACCCAAGAAATTCTTGATCGTTTCTTCCCCGAGGCTAAAGTGAGTTATGGCTCCCGCATTG